CAACTAATCTACGTAATACATTTTTTACTGCTAATGATTGTGCTTCTGATAAATTAACAGCTAATTCAGCACCTCGAAAATTGATCCATGTATTTAATCTTCTGGCAGTTTCAGGAAATTCAATTTGTATACCAAATTTTTCTACAATAGTTTTAGCTAATATGTTTTTACTTTTACTAGATATCTCTCGCCATTTAGGATCAAGTTCGTCATTAATAAAATCGCTATAATCCTGTTGCCAACGTGCTATCCATTGCGCTGGTATTTCTGCATCTCTAACAGCATTTCTTAATTCTTGATATTTAATAGCATCAGCCTGAGCATTCCAGGTACTATATAACCATTTTTGTATATCAGCATCAGGTTTAGTAACGGTATTGATTAATGTTTGTTCTATATCTCTTGTGTTGATAGGTATCGGTTTTAGATAGCTAGGGTATTTATCAGGTAGGCTTGTTACTGTGACCGGCTGTGTGGTAGTAACTACTGATGGTCTAGCTAATGGTGAGATATTATCTCTACCATAAGGATCATCTTTAACTATGATTGTAAAGATATCTTTTAATTCTATTTTATCTGTATGTTTAAAAGATAATTCTCCATTACATAAAAATCCTGATAATATAGTCTCATCATGTAAAATTATATCAGCTTCAATTTTAGATTCTAAAGGATGTAACAAAGAAAATTTATTTATAGTAGATGGTAATAGCTTTATCATTTAAAATTCAACACCACCACTATCTAACATTGCTACTATTTCTTCTATAGTAATAGTATTTTTTGGCATAAAAGAAACTTCATCATTAACATATCTCTCAATATTTAAACTTAATCTTTGGTTAATAATATTAAAAGGGATTCCCATAGCATGTAAATTCTTTGCTACTGCTACTTTTTTAAAAAATATTTCTCTTAATGCAGGTACATTAGATATATCATATCTTAATCTAAATGGTACTGCAAAATCATTTTTTAATGCATGTTCATATCCTATTTGTAACATATCAAGTGTTGGTATAATAGTATTATCCCAGAACATTGTCATTAGTGTGTCCATCTTATGATTAGATGTTTCATCTAAACCTACTATAGCAGGATGAATATCAAATACACTACATATTCTTTTAGCATTCCATTTACTACTATTAACAAAATCTAATTCTGCCATTGATTTACTAAAATCATTATAGGTAGCTTCGCTACCAATTACTATTGGTAGATGTGCATTATCAGGCCCCATAATACTTTCTTTTAATTGTCGCCTTGCTTCTTTCCATTGTGATGGTGATAGATCATGTTTGAAATTTAATATACCATCTGGTAATACTCTATTAGCTATTGATGCTTGATTAAATGCTATAGATTGTACATCTGTATCTGTTAATTGTTCGGCTGCTTTTAATGGAGACATGCCCCACATAACTTCGTTCGGATCAGGATATAAAAAATGTATTATATCCGTAGCAGGTATAGGTGTTTTTTTACCACCATTATTAAATTCATAAAATTGTACATATTCTTTATCATTATATATAGGTTTGATTTGGTCTGGTTTAGCTATCCATATCTCTGCTACCTCTTGATTTCTTTTTCCTAATAGGTCAGTAAACATATCACCTGCACGAACCTTGATTAGTAGTGCATTACCACCTAATTCTAAATATGCTACATTAAATTTTTGTATTGTATTGAATGTTTGAAATGGATTAGGGCTATTAATTATTTTATTAGCAGGATGTTCTACATCTAAAATCCACTTATCACCTTGCAACGTTTCAATAAACCATGGGACAGCAGCAACATTAGTCATTTTTTTGCTTACACAACTATATACAAAGGTAGATGCTTTTAAACCATTCTTAACAGCGTTTTCGGTATTCCAAAAACTAGTGATAGGTTTGTTGTTTTGTTGGCTAGTGATATATCCTATATTAGGTGGTAATTCTTTTACAAAGTTAGGTTCTTTTGTCTTATCTATCTTTTTTTTATCTCTTGAAATATTTAAACCTAAGATTTTCATGCATAAACCCTTTAAAAGTGATTTTTATTAGTATACACCAAATAAAAACGTTGACAAGCATTTTTTGATATGAGATAATCATAATATATATAAGAAGGATAGATACTATGTTTCATAAAGCGGTCAAAATAGAAACAGAAGTAAACGATAATAAGAATGAATTGACCATGTATGCCTCTACCTTTAATGATATTGACCATGTGAGAGAGAGAGTTATTACAGGTGCATTTAAAAAGACTATTAAGGAAAGATTTACACAAGCAATAAAAACTAATAAAATATCAGCTGTTAAAGTACTTTGGCAACATAGAGACCCCTTTGGTATTCCTATACATATAGAAGAGGATAGTAAAGGACTGTTAACGGTATCAAAAATAACTGATAACAATGAAAATAAAGATAGAATATCTTATATTAAAGATGGTGTGGTTGATAGTGCATCTATTGGTTATGATGTTATTAAAGCTAGTGAGGCAAAAGATATAGATGGTGTTATAGATTTAAAAGAGTTAAAACTATGGGAGTATTCACCTGTAACTTTTGCATGTAATGAGAATGCTAGAATATTAGATATTAAGATGTTAAAAAGTTTACAAGCTAACATAGCAAAATCAGGTGGTGATGTATCAAAACTTGATTATTTTATTTCGATAATGAAAAAAGCTAAAGCGTTATCAGATGGTTTAAAAGAATCCATCAAGTTTGCTGATTTACCTTTAGCTGATTTAGATACTAATTTTGATGCTAAACAATCTTTAACAAATGTAAAAAATTGGTCCGGTGTTTTATCAGGCGATTTTAATAAATTCGCTAAAGGGTTTTTATGGGTTAATGATGTAAATAAAGAAGTTATATCTAGTTATATGTTCCAAATAGCAGATATTGTAGATGGTGAATTAAAAGCAATACCACAGGCAATATTTAAAGCTGCATATGATATTACAGATATAGCTGTTATAAAAGATATGTCTGATAAAGATATCAAATTAGTTAAAGAGCATTTAGAAAAATATTATCTCAAGATGCAAAAAGATTTTGATGATAATACTATCAAAGCACCTTGGAAAAAGGAAAATCAATCAGCTACATTAGATAGCGTATTAGATGCTATTGAAAAAGGTAATACATTATTGGATTCTCTTATCAAGAATAATTATCAGCCAGAAAAGAAAACTACTGATGGTAAAAATGATAAGACAGACAAAGATAGTGATTTACTTAAATTTTCAAAAGCATTAGAAAATGGTACTAGTAATTTTAATAATATAATGAAGGAGAATTAATATGCCGCCTGAATTGGACATTGAAGAAAAACTTGTAGAATTTAATACTAGTGTTACTCAACTGGGTAAAGCTATCGAACAGCGTGATAAGGAAGTTAAAGATTTCGGTAAGGCTACAGAAGAAACAGGTAAGGCAGTAGATACTTTAGGTGAATCTGTAGAAGGTATCAAAACAGAATTTACAGATCATAGTATAAAGATGAAAGAGCGTTTGGAAGAACTTGAAAAAACTGTTAAACGCCCTGATTTTACTGCACCTAGTCATCTTAATAATGCTGGTAAAGATTTTGTAGAATCTGAGCAATTCAAGGCAATGGTTGGGAATGGTTCGAGTCTATCAGGGCAGGTATCAGTAAAAAATCTTATTAATAATTTAATGTCGCTTAAAACGCTAAGTGGTGCCGCAGGTTCGGCAGGTGCTTTGGTAGTACCTATGCGATTACCTGATGTCATTATACCCCCACAAAGGCCAGCTACATTAAGAGATTTAATTACTGTATCACCTGCATCTAGTTCATCTATTGACTATATAGAACAGACAGGTTATGCACCATTGTATGCTACACTAGCAGCAATTGCGCTTGCAGGTGCTAATACTCTTGTTTTTAATTTAGGTGAATTTAATTCCGGTAATGCTGGATTTTTCTCTGGGCAAAAATTTAGTTTGAATAACGTTGTATACACCGTTGATACAGTATCAACGGACGGTGTTACAATTACTATTACCGGGTATGGATTGCAGACACAAGCGGAAATTGATGATGAAGCAGTAGCTAATGTATTTGCGCCGACTGCTGAAACTAAGGTTAAGCCGATATCTAATATTACATATTTGAAGAAAACCATAGCAGCCAAAGTAGTAGCTTCGTGGTTGCCAGTATCTAAGCAGATTTTGAAAGATGCCCCGCAATTATCTAGTCTTATTAATACACAGCTTGCTTATGGTTTGATGCTTTCAGAAGAATTCCAAATTCTTTGGGGTGATGGTGCAGGTGAAAATCTTTCAGGTATTATGACTAATGCTAATAGGCAAACTTATAGCTGGTCTGCTGGTACAGTCGGAGATACTAAATTAGATGCTATTCGTAGAGCGATGACACTTGCTAGACTTGCTGAATACCCGGTTAACGGCATTTTGCTGCATCCTAATGATTGGGAGGATATCGAACTTTTGAAGGGTACCAATGGTCAATACATTTGGATTAATGTTAATGATGGTGGTGTTCCAAGATTGTTCAAGGTACCTACTACAGATTCTACTGTTATGTTAGATGGTAGATTCCTGTTAGGTGCATTTGCATTGGGTGCTACTCTTTATGATTATGAAGAAACTACTATCGAAGTAGCAGAACAACATGCATCATATTTCATTGAAAATATGTTAGCCATTAGAGCGGAAGAAAGAATAGCCCTTGGAGTACATAGGCCAGAAGCTTTTGTAGATGGTACATTTGATAATGCTCCGGTTTAATTAGTTCTTTGATAGTGTAAATTAATTAGTGTACCCTCGAAAGAGGGTACATCTTTTAATTGACATTCTAAAAAGGATAATGTTAATGGGTGCCATAGTTGATAGATTAGTACTAACGATAACAGAAGTAGAAGAATGGTTAGGTTTATCTTCTGGATCAGGTGGTACTAAATTAGACTTGATATTAGTAGCAGCTAAAGAATTAGCTGATGAATATTGTAACAATCCTTTTACAGATTCAGATGATGTAAAATTAGCTATACCTAGTGCTGTAAAAGTAGGTGTATTACAATTGATACAAGATACATGGGATGATAATATATCTAATGGCAATCTTGCTCTTAAAAAGAAAAAAGCAGAAGGTTTAGAAATAGAATACATGTTGAATAGTACTGTAAAAAATTATATTTCAAGTGTAGTACAAAATTATCTAACACAATATAGATTAGTACCAGGGTTTTAATATGACTATTTTATGGTGGGACAGCAAAGAAATTGATTTAGGCGGTGGTAATAGGGTACCTAATGTACCTATACCTGCTGGTGATTTTGGTGATATAGAAGCTAAATTAGATGTATTGACTTTAGATGTTGCCGATGTAGATACTAAAGTAGATATAGTAACTACTGATGTAGGTGATGTAGATACTAAGGTAGATAATATATGAATACAACCGATAAAGATTTAGGATATAAAAAGATACTAGACGCTTTTGATGATTTAGAATCATTAGGTTTAGAAATAGGTATATTTGGTGGTGTTGTAAATGATGAAGGTACTAGTATCGCTACATATGGTTTATATAATGAATTTGGTACTAAGATTATACCAGAACGTTCTTTTATGCGAAGTACTGTAGATGCTAATATGTTTAAATACAATGCGCTATTAGATCATAATATAAAGGCGATGACAGAAGGTAAACAAACGGCAAAAGGTACAGTCGCTACACTGGGTTTGGTTGTGGAAAATGATATTAGGAAAAAGATATTTGATTTAAAACTTCCACCTAATGCGCTTTCTACTCAATTACAAAAGGGTAGCAAAGTTAGTAATAAAGTAAAATCAGAATTTGTAACACCATCTAGTAGACAATCACAAGGTAATGAGAATGTAGGTTTTACTGTTAATAATCCGCTAGTAGATACAGGTGCATTAGCTGCTGCGATAGATCATCAAGTAGTCAATAGGTTAGACTTATGAGTCATATATCAGACATACTAAAAGAATTTGGTAAAGACCATACTATTAAACGTGCTGATGGTCCTACTATTAGGATTAGAGGTACAGCACAACCTGTTACAAGGAATGATGTAATAGTTTTTTCTGTTGTTTTACCTGCTACTGGTAAAGATGTAGTAGTATTAGAAGAAGGTAAAAGAACTAGAGAAACTATTAAGATTATAACTGAGAGTGAATTGTTAGCACCTAATAACGAAACTAAAACACCTGCTGATACTATATTATACAAAGGTGATATATTCGAGTTAGCGCATGTTGCATTTATAGATACTAATAAATTAGATATGGATTACTACAAAGGTTTAGCACAAAGGAAACTAAACTAATGATAGTATACCAAAATGTAAAAGATGATTTATATGATCTGATTAGATTTATGTTAGATTATAATGAACCTACAAAATATGATGATGTAGAAATAATATGGATGGATGATAATACTAATGATGAAACTGCATTGCCAGAATATAATTATATAACATTAAAAGTCATAACAGGTTTTTTAGAAGATGGTACACCTATCACTATTTCACCTGATGCATTAAGCACAAGTGAATTAACCACAGTATCAGGTTTGAGATTATTTACTTTAAGTTGTAATATATATTATAAGCATTTTACTGAGATAACAGATAAATTCAAATTGATTGTTAGGAATGTAGCAGAGGTAGATGATTATATAAAAGTAAGACAGTATGTAACTTTTAAAATGGATTCAGCACCTATAGTAGGCACAACTTATGATGTTATTATTAATGATGTTAAGGTAGAATACAAAGCTATTATAGGCGATACTGAAACCACAGTATTAGTATCTTTAATGAGTTTACTTTTACTTGATCCTTATATAAATAAAATGAACATGGTCGTTGATAGTGAAAAAATACATATAAAAAGTTTTAGTAATTTTCAATACGATAGCAGTTTTAAAATGGTGCTAGTAAATAGGTTAAAAGATTATGTTGTTAAAGATGTAATTAATGAACAAAACTTAACGGGGATAATAGATAGCGATGTATTCCCTAGAGGTAATATTGATTTTGCAATGGGTACTAATTCTACCTTATACGATACAGTAAAAGATTATATAGAAAAGGTAGATGTAACTAATAAAGAAACTGGAAAAACCAAAAGAGTATTAGATATTAGCTAATACATAAGGAGTTATATTATGGCTGATGATACTGTTGATATTATTGAGGTACAAATTACGCTTGATAGTGCAGGTGTAGAAAGTGCCGGCTTTGGAATTGCATTGCTAGCTGGTAGACATAATGTAACTATTAATAGAGTAGATACTTATGCTAATGTAACTGAAATGTCTAATGCTGGTTTTTCTACTTATCATCCTTTGTATAGGGCTGCAAGTGCTTATTTTCAGCAGAAGCCTAAATCAGAATCAGTAATGATAGGTAATGAAAAAACTGGTGCTACTGCATTTTTTATTAATACTGTTAAAGCTAATCAAGATTATACTATTACTATTGATGGTATTGATTATACTTACCATAGTATATATGCATCAGAAGTCGAAATATTGAATGGTTTGCAAGCTTTGATTGATATAGTAGTAGGATTATCCGCAGCCGTATCAGCTAACGAAGTTTTACTAGTAACTTATTCAGGATTTACTACTGCTATTCCTGGTACATATATTGATCAAACTTCATACTTTGAAACTATTGGTATTGATTCAGCAGCAGTAAAATTATTTGAGGTAGAGATTGATGGTGTGGCATATGATTATAATGCTATAGGTGGCGATACTAGAGGTATTATAGCAGCAGGTTTAGTAGCTGATATTAATGCTACTAGCCATACAAAATACAAAGCTTACTTAGGTAGTAATCAAGTCATATTGATAGGCTTAAAAGGTACTGCATTTTTTGAAGTTGAGTTAGATGATAGCGAAACTGATATGTCAATATTTGCACATGTTGAAAGTAATACAGTAGTATATAATGCTTTGATAGCTGCTAGTAGTGCTTTCTATGGTATTCAAACTACTATTAATTCACCTGCTAGACATATAAAATGGGCTGAATTAAACGAGATAGATGATGCTCATTTCTTTATCTATAGAGATAATGATACTGATATTGTAGATCAATCTACGGTAGTAGATACTGAAAGTACACCTGCGGTATTAAAAGTATTATCAAGAGAATGTACAGCAGGTATTTATCATACAAAAGCAGATGGTAGTATAAATGATGAATTTATTGATGCTGCTTTATTCGGTGCAAGGTTAACAGCAGATTTAGATGTACAACATGTTACATGGATGTTTGCTCAATTAAAGGGTGTTACATACGATACTTTTACTACCACACAAAGAGTTAATGCAACAGGCACAAAAAGGGCACCTACAAGCGGCAAGAATATAAATATATTTGTAAAAGATCATGGTTTGTATTTTGTCAAAAGAGGTATAACTTGTAGTGGTAAATATATAGATACAATAGTAGGTAAGCATTGGTTTGTAGCTAGGTTAGTAGAAGCTATGCTAATAGCATTTGTATCTAATGGAAAAATACCTTTCGATAATAAGGGTATAATGTTGCCAGTAAGCGTACTAAGAGCAAGAATTTTAGCATCTTTTAATGTACAATATGGCACAAAAGATACTGCGACATTTGGCGATCAAGGTTATGATCTTACATGGAAGAAAAGAGAAGATTATACAGCTTCACAAAGGGCTACTAGATTACTATCTGATTTAGGTTGGAAGATGTCTTTATCCGGCGCTATCCATGGAGTTATTTTCCAAGGTTACTTTGCAGATTAATAATATCAATTAAGGAGTCATATTATGGCTGGTAACATTAGAACATTTGATCCGAGTGAATTATCTGTAATAGTAGGTGTATATCCTATACCTAATTTCTTGAAAGGTGATTTTTTAGAAGTAAAAAGGAATGTAACTAATTTTGATTTTGATGTAGGTACAGAAGGAGAAATGGCAAGGGTAGCACAAACAGATAAAAGTGGTACTATTACTTTAAAGTTACAACATGAATCACCTGCTAATGCTGTGTTATCAGGGTTAATAGCTGCTGATGAAATTTCTGCTGCTGGTATATTCCCTATTAACATTGCTGATTTAAGTGGTAATGATGTACATACAGCTTTAAAATGTTTCCTAATGGGTTATCCCGAAGATGGTAAATATAGCACTAGTCCAGGTAGGGCATTGACTTATATATTTATTTGTGCCGATCTTGATATGTTCTTTGGTGGTACTGATGCGGATTCCACATTTACATCGTTGCCTTAGGCGGTAATGGTGGTACTGATGCTGATTAATATTATATAGAAAGGGTAGATAATGCGAGGGATAATAGAAGAAAAAGTTACTGTTAAAGATGGTGAAAAAGAAACGTCTTATGACATAAGATTTAAGCATCTTATGTGTGATGTAGCTGTTGATTATGCAAGGCCAATGTTTAAGATATTAGCTAATAGCATATCAGATATGTTTGATAAAGATATTATTAAAGCAGCAGCATCAGTAATAATTAGATCATCTGATTTAGATTTAGTACATTTATCACATGTTTTCCTTGAAAATAGTGAAGTACAAGTAGATGGTAATTTAATAAACTTTGCTGATAAGAAGAATGATTATTATTATAATACTTTCTTTTCAGGTAATATTAATTTGTTAGTACATATACTTGCGATTATAATAAAGGAGAATTTTAAAGGCCCTTTTTTCGAATTACGGGAGTTGATATTTACTCCCATGATGGATATGATCAACACGATATCAGACGAGATGGATCAAGGGAAAGAAAAGGAAAAGGAAAAGGAATAGCATCAGCAGAAATAACAGATAATTATCAATTACATAAATCAAAACATAGTGTTGATTTTGATATCCCTAAAACAATAGAAAAGAAATGGTTAATATGGAATGTATGGTTAGCCGAAAGAGATGATTTAATAACTATACAAACTAAATGGACATTTACAGACTTGCTAGATGCTTGTGATGCATTAACGTTATATAATATGATTAATGAAAGTGATTAGTTAATGGCTACTGTAAGAGAATTATTAACTAAATGGGGCTTCAAAGTTGATACCACACCATTGGAAAAATTCAATAGGGGTATTGACAAAGCAAAATATAAAGTTGATAAGATAGGTAAAGCATTAACACCTATTACTAGAGATATTAAAAAATATGGGGTAGCACTATTAGCTTTTGGGACTGCTCTAACTGCTGCTGTTGTGGTACCAGGATTAAAACTTGAAGATTCATTAAAAAATACATTGACATTAATAAATGCTACAGATGATGAATTAGCTATGTTAGAAGATGGTATGCGTAAAAGAGCTATATCATTATCTAATACATTAGGTATAGCTGCTACAGAAGTTAACGAAGGTTTTTATCAAGTTTTGTCAGCAGGTGCTAAACCACTATCAGAAGATTTTAATAACCTATCCGAAGTAGCTTTAAAGCTTGCTAAAACTATTGGAGTTAGTTCTAGTGAGTCAATCGAAAAATTAGCAGATACATTAGGCGCATATAAGTTAGAATTAAAAGATGCTGTTTTTGTAGCAGATAGATTTTTTAAAGCTTCGCAATTAGCACAAACAACAGTACCGCAGTTAATGGAAGCGATGCGCGATGCAGGTGTTACAGCTAAAGATATGGGAGTTAGCTTAGAAGATACATTATCTATATTATCTAGTTTTGCTAGTGGTGGTATTAAGGGCGCAAGGGCTGGTACTGCTTTTAGAATGATGATGGTTAAGTTAGGTAAGCCAACAGATGAAGCACAAACAAAATTAGATAAATTAGGTATTACATTTTTCGATCAACAAGGTAAAATGAAAAATGTAATGGTAATAATGAGAGAACTTCAAACTGCTACTAAGGATATGTCAGATCAAGAAAGAATAGCTTTTTCTAAAGTACTAGTAGGAGAAGAAGCATATACTAAATTAGGATTAGTATTAAGTAGTAATATAGATAAATTAGAGGATTGGACTAAAATATTAGAAGGTGCTGATAGTGCATTAGAAAAAGCATTTATTATTAAAATGAAAAGCGGTATTCAACAGTTAAATATTTTAAAACAAAAACTGGTTAATGTAGCAGGTGAAATAGGGTTACATGTAATACCAAAGATAACAGAATTAGGTGATAAGCTTAATAAATATTTTACTGAGAATAAACAAAAAATAATAGAATGGGGTAAACAGCTTTTTGATAGTATAGGAAGTGTTATAGCAAAGATAGTTGAGTACAAAGATGTACTATTAGATGTTGGAAAAATATTGGTTTTATTTTGGGGTGTTGGTAAAGTAGTTACATATACACTTGCTATAAAAGAAGCTATTAAATTAATGAAAGAATTAATGACTATACAGATAGCTACTGGCACTGCTGGCGCTATCAGAGTAGGCGCATTAGTTAAAGGTGCATTACCTGTAGCGGTTACATATTATGCACAAGATATTTTAACTAAAATAGCATCAGGTCATATAGATGCTAATTTAGCTAAAGAATTAGCAGAAGCTGATGCAAAAGAAAGATATCTAATAGAAGCTAGAGCAATAAAAGCACATAAAAAAGTATTTAGTGGTACTAGTTTTAGTGATAAAAAAGATCAATTGAAGTATAGAACAGAAGCATTAAGTAAGTTAGATAAGCAAGATAAAAAAGCATTATTAGCAGTAATGAGTAGTGGCTTTACAGATGAAAATATATTGGATGAATTAATGGGGGATGAGCTTAGAGATAAAAAGAAATATCCTAGTTTTGCTTTTACTAGTACTTTTTTTGATAAACATCAAAAGGATAAAACTAAAATAGGCAAGTCAACATTGAATAGATGGAAAAATGATTACGACGAATTACAAAAATATTTAGCTGAATCATTAGTTAATAAAAAGACAGGTGAAAAAGCAGGTGAAGAATTTGGTAAAGGTTTTGCTAAAGGTGCTAAAGATAAATTAGCGTTTTTACACCCTGGTTTTGATAAAGATATAATGGAAAGTTTTTCTAATTTTCTCACAGGTGGATTAGGCAAAGATTCACCTACGGCTGCTGTAGAAAATATGCTATCAAGAAAAGATGTACTACTTAATAGATCATCAGGTAATATACAAAATGATATTAAAAAGAGTACTACATATTATATAAACGGTATGACTGATGATCAATTAAGAAGGTTAGAAAAATCTGAAAGAGATTTGATGTTAGATTTAGCAGTAGCATCTATACCATTATTGTAAAAGGTTTTTAATATGTCCTTAGCTTTTTTATTTAATGTACCTATTAAAACAAAGTTTCAGGTAGCAGGGACTAAGAACACTAAAGATTTATTAGAAGCTTTTTTAGGCGATTTTATACCGGGCGAAGCAGAAGGCGTAATATTAGAATTAGATGCTACTATTACACAAAACCATGTGTTAACATCGGAAGTAACAGAGCATCCATTAGATGATAATACATCATTCAGCGATCATATAATATTAAGACCACGACAATTATCAATAGAAGGTACTATAACAGATACACCTGTACAATTTTTATCTGTTTTTCAAACTGGTACTATAGGTAATATCTTTGGCGGAAAATTACAACCATCATTAGAATCATGGCAAACATTAGTAAATGAATTATGGTATAGTAGGACACCATTTGATATTGTAACAAGTAAAGATTTTTATAAGAACGTAGTGCCTATTAGTATAAGCTCTGCTAGAAATAATAAAACTGGTAGACAAAATAGATTTATGATGGAAGTCAAACAATTATCTATAATGGAAAGTGATAAGAAGTTTAATCCTAATAGTATATTAGCTACTGATGAAGAGTTAGGATATTTATCTAATCAGGTACCTGATGTAACTACTATTGTACAAGCTGCACTTTTTGTAAGTCAAGTTGTATATCAGCTTGCAACATAAGGTTTATAAATGTCAGATGTAATGCTACCAATTAATCCTATATACTCTAAACAAACTTTTTCTATATTGTTAACGGGTATAAGATACAAGGTTAATGTTAGATGGAATACAAGAGATGAATCATGGTACATAGGTTTATTAACTGCTGCTGGAATATTAATATTTTCACCTGTTAAAATTTTACCGGGTTGGGTACCATTTAGACAATTAAAACACGAGAAAAAACCCGTAGGAAATTTTGTTATTATTGATACCATTACTGAGAACGTACCACCTGGAAGGTTAGAATTAGGTACAGATGAAAGGGTAAAGGTTTTATACATTGACTCAATTCTTGAATAGAAAAATACTTTTAGAAATAGGTACAGAAGTAGGTAAAGAAGAAGTAATAATATTACCTGATACTAAACGTGTATCTTTTTCTTGTAAAAAAACGCCTACAAGCGAACCCAATAAATTAGAAGTTTCTATATATAATCTTAATAAAGCTACTAGACAATTTATAGAACAATCGTCTAATGTCATTACTGTTAAAGTTGCATATGAAGATGAATGTATAGGATCAAATGGACAATTGATAATAGAGAATATGCCTATAGTATCAAGAGCAGATTTATCTCCTAATGGTACTAAGAGTACAAAAAGTGGTGCAGATATAATAACTAGAGTATCAGCAGCAGAAGGTTTATATGCTTATAGTTTAGCTGTAATAAATAAGCCTTTTGGTAAAGATATTAGTGTTGATATTATATTTGATGAATTGATAAATGCTTTTAAGGATACACAAAAAGATAGTGATTCTAATTTAGTTAATAGGGGTTTAGGTTTTGATACAAATGTTAAGTTTAATATAACTGCAAATATAACAAAAGGTAAGAGCGAAAAAAGCGCAAAGATGTTAACTGTATATAGTACTGATTTTTTATTTGGTGTTACATTATCTGGAATGGTAGAAGAAATATTAGAAGAATTATGTGATAGACATAACCTAATATGGTTTTTTGATAATAATATATTTTATATATTTTCAGAAGATGGTTTTAGAAGTAACGAACCTTTTAAAATTACAAAGGATAATGGTTTAATAGGTACACCACAAATGTTAGAAAATGGTAAAGTTTCTTTTCAAAGTTTGATTAATACTAATCTGCTAGTGTGGTCTATTGTGGAAATAGAATCCAGTAATGTTAATGGAATTTATCAGATAGGTATTGTAGAAATAACAGGTGATAATTATAGTAATCCATGGTATTCTAGTTGTGAATGTTTGCAGGTTTTATAATGGGTAAAAGATTAGATCAATTGAACTTAGGACTTTCTAATACTATGAAAGTTTTTGCTAAAAAGGGTTTTAAAAAGCTTAATGTTTTTAAACCTGGAATAGTAGAAACGTATGATCCTAAAACAAGATTAGCAGATGTAAAATTATTAATACAAAAAACAAACGATTTGCAAAATGCAGTACCAGAAGATGAATCTATGTTATCTAATGTATTAATTTTATTTCCTAAAGTAGGAAATACATATGTTAAATTTCCTATTAAAAAAGGTGATGGTGTAGGTGTAATATTTTGTGATAGTAGTATAGATAGTTGGTTAGCTGCTTCTTTTGGAATTACTGTTAATCCACAAGATACAAGGGCACATAGTTTGAGTGATGCTGTTGCTATTCTAGGTATGTACCCACCATCATTAGAAGAACCTGACGACGATAATACATATATAAAATTAGGTGTAACAGATAAAGATAATGGTATACAAAGCGAAGTAAAAGTTAATCCTGATACAGGTGAAATAACCATTGCAACTAATGGGCAAACTGTGATAAGATTAGGGAGTGATTCAGCATCAGACCCTATAGCCTTGGGTACAGCTACTAGAGCTATAACAGGTCAAATAGTAGATAGTATTGTTACAGATTTAGCTACTTTTATGGGAGTTATGAAAACAACTAATGGTGGTACACTAGACGCTGCATCTATAACAGCATATACTAATTTAGTAGCCACTACTTTATCACAAGCATGGGCGGACCATGGTAGCAAGATAAAGTCTACTAAGGTTTTAGGCGAATAGATGAATATAGTAGACATAGAACTTAATAAAGATACAAATGATTTGGTATTTGATGGTAATGATTTTGTATTAGTAGAAAATAAATCAGCAGTCAAACAGCAATTGTTAATAGAATTATCAACACATACAAATGAATGGTATTATAATACTGATTTAGGTTTACCCTATATAGGTAATGTGTTAGGAAATAATGTAAACGGCATAACTGTAAATTCTACTATTTATAATGGTATAACTAATATTAATACTGTAAAGAAAATAACATCATTGTCATATGACTTTGATGATTTTACCAGGATGCTAGATGTAGCTTTTGAAGTAGAATCTATTTTCGGTAGTTTTAATTTTAGTTTATTAGGAATAAATTTATGAGTTCATTCGGCTTAAAAGCTACAGGCTTTGTTATAAAACAAGATGTTGATATACAAAAAAGTGTGTTAGACAAATTTAAGTTATCATCTAAATTTGGTGCTGGTACTTCCCTTGATCCTAACAAAGCTATAGGACAATTAGTATTACCTATAACTGCTGAATTGGCTTCTGTATGGGAATTAGGACAAGCTGTTTATAATTCGCTTAATCCTGATAATGCAGAAGGTGAATCACTAGATATTGTTTGTGCCTTGATAGGCGTTACTAGAAAAGGTGCTACACAAACAAAAGTAGAAGATGTTAAATTATATGGTACCTATGGTACTGTAATAAATACAGGGGCTATAGTATCATGTAATATTAATCAAGAAGATTTTATATTAGATGCTAGTGTTACTATAGGCCCTAGCGGTTATGGTATCGGAGATTTTACAGCTATCAATACAGGTGCTATAGAATGTCAAGCAGGTACACTAACTATTATAAGGAGTCCTACTAGCGGTTGGACTAGTACTAGTAATCCTTTTGATGGTGAAATAGGTACTGAAATAGAAACTGATGCAGAGTTAAGATTAAGAAGATTACAGAGCTTACAAATATCAAGTAAGTCTACAATAGGTGGTATATATAGTAATATCTTACAAGCTGTTGCAGGTGTAGTTAATCATAAGGTTATCGAAAATGATGGTGATGTAGCCGATGCAGAAGGTAGACCTGGACACAGTGTAGAGTGTATTGTTAAAGGTGGTTTAGATCAAGATATATTTGATAAATTAATAGAGGTAAAAGGTGGTGGTATTAAAACTACTGCTACAGGTTCGGATCAAGTTTCTGGTACTGCGTTAGATATGCAAGGTGATTCGCATCCTTTAATGTTTAGTAGACCTACAGAAACTAATCTCTATTTCCATGTTGAGCTTGAAGTTGATAAAGATAATTTTAATGTAGGATCAAAACAAAAAGAAAAAGTTTTAATTAAGAATAATACAGAATTAACTTATGGTGTTATCATAAACGGTGAATCTAGATCAATACCAAATGCAGGATTGACAAAACCACAAATAGCAGCAGCATTGACAGTAGCTATTAATTCAGGTTTATGGTTGCCTGTTGTTGCTGTGTGGAATGGTATAGATGATTTTTTTACGATAGAATCAGAATATAATGGGAATGTATTTACACTATCTGCTTTAGATGATGATGATATTGGCTTAACTAATTTAGTAGTTAATACAGGCGATCAAATATTAATGGAAGCGAATGTTTTAGCATATGCTTTGGTTAACCAAATTATAGGCGAAAGATTTATTTTAACAAAATATTTTACACCTGTCAATAATTCTAATGCGAATATATGGGGTATTATTATTAGGGCTAGTGAAACAAGGTGGGTAGGTAGTCCATCTGGTAGCACATCTAATATAGATGCTGCTGGTGCTGAATTATTTGAATTAGATTCTACAAGAGTTACTATAGAGGTAACAAATTAAATGGGTATACAACCTGTAATAGTAGATCATGTACAAGATGAAAAAGATAGGCGTATAACTTTATTTGCAAATGATAAAGATACCTTTGATGAATTTATGAGAATAATTTTATCAGAAGTAAATGAAATAGAAACTATGTTTAATGATATATTAACAAAGACTAATATAGATGATGCTTTTGGATATACATTAGATGTACTAGGTAAGATAATAGGTTTATCAAGATATTCAGGGCAAACAGATTCTTCTTATAGATTAGATTTAAAAGCATGGGTTAAATATCTATTTAGTCAAGGCGAAATTAATACACTATTATTTGTGCTAAAAGCTCTAACAGATTCTACTAATGTTTCCTTAAGAGAGTACTTTCCAGGTTCTATAATGATGTACTTTGATGGTGTATATTTAAACGCTGAATTTTTAGCTAGTACTATGAAAAAAACGGCAATGGCTGGTATTAGGCTAGATGTAGTTTATGATATGGCAGGTGGTTTTAGATTTGATGCTGGCCCTGGTTTCGATGACGGAATGTTTACAGATGTAATAGGATAATAATAATATGAGTAATACAATAGGTGTAATCAGTAAACCAGATAAGTATACTAGATATGCTTCTGACCCTTATTTATCAACTGTAATAGAACCTAGTAGTGGTAAAAAAGATGTAGGTTGGGTATTTGAAGAAAAACCCCCTGCTAGTTATTTTAACTGGTTACATAGTAATGCTTATAAATGGGAAAACTTTTTTAGTGAAATATTAAAAGATTTATTTGATGCTGGTACATGGGGTAATACTCCCACTATTAACTATGGTGGTGGTTCTAGTTTTGATATATCTGATTTTATGGTAGTATCAAGAAAAGGTTTTAAATTAGATTTTCCTGCTGGCACATTTACTTTACCTTATGGTGGGCTAACACCTAACATTACTACAGAATTTAGAACTGATGCCATAGTTATAGAATATGATGATACTAATAATCAAGGTACATATAAATATATAGTAGATATTTTATCTACTGGTTTTACTAATACACAATATGCATTGGGTTATCCAGTAGTAGCAAAAAATGCTGCTTATGAACTTGAAGAAATATTAACACCACCTAGATTAAAAGTTACTGGTACTAATGAAGTGTTAGTAGCTGATGGTAGAGGTAGCCATATAGGTAGCGATTTAATAGGTTTGATAGGTGTACAATCTGCTATTGATACTTTGGCTGGTCGGTCTGGTGGTGTGGTTAAACTAATAGGAGATTATTTCGGTAGAGTAGATTATCATTTCTTAACAGGTTATACTATCAAAATGAAATCAGGGGTAACAGTTAAAGGATTATCTAATAATCTTATAACAGCACCTATAAATTATGGTGCTACTATAGAACCATTATTCACTTTTGAAGGATTTACTGATGCAGGTACATTAAAAGATACTAATCATTTAGTATCGAATGCAGGAGAAAATTTTAAAGATTATGGCTTATTGTCATTAGTAGAAATATTAGCACCACACGTTGATGCTGGTTTTTATTTAATAGAAGAAACATTAAATGATGTAGCTGCTAATGATATGGTTAAATTACAAACTTTACAACATGAAGATGTATCTTTTACTTTAGGTGCTTGCAGTTTTATTACTTATATATTTAGAGCAGGATTAGAAAATTTAAGAATTGATATTACAGGTGCAAGTTTTAATGCAAATTCATCAAATATTATAAGATTAAAATATACTTATGATACTATATTTAAAGATGTTAAAGTATTTAATTATAGTACAGGTCTTTTTAAAATAGCTACATCTGCTTTCAATATGATTGCTAGTTACATATATAATACTACATTCCAAAATGTTAAGATATATGGTAATTTTGTATATGGTATAAAAGCTAATGATGTAGGTGCAACTAACGAAAATATTAATTTATTTAATGTTGACATAGATGTAGAAACTATTTATGGTGGTATAGTTTCTAAAGCTGTTGATTTGGTTTCATCAGGTGCTAATAATGGTATAGT